GCAGTATCAGATACAAGCGGCCGCATCCTGCCACGGTTTGCAATTTGTCCAAACTTAGGTTCTTGCGCAGGTCGAGTGCCGTCCACAGAGCAGGCATTGCTGCGCCTACCAAGACAGCGGCTACGGCCCAGCGCCCTAAACTCAGTGTGACTTCGCCGATATCCTCGGTTACAGCTGTCAGCGGGTTGGTGGCAGCTGTCGCGAACACAGTTGCCATAGCTAAGCCCGCACCGATCAGGATCTTCTTGTAGCGCGCAATCATTGCTACGGTGGAGCTGAGAATCGTGCCGAAGCCTGCGGCAATCGACTTGAGAGTATCATTCCCTGCCATGCTGATCAGGGCGCCCTTGACAGCGCCCGCCAACGCCAACGCGCCGCTACGCAAGCTCGGTATTATCTCCAACACCCCATCGCGAAGGGTGACACCGATATCTTTCATACCCTTGTAGGCCGCCTTACGCATGTCTGCCAGCTTCCCGCGCAGCGCCATATCAGCACCGCTGGCGTCCTTGAAGAGCATATCGCCAAAGCTGTAACCGCTGTAGGCGTACTTCTGACGGTTGGCCATGATGTTGTCCATCAGCTGCTTGGCAGTGGACTTTGACGGCGGCGCAGGCGGTCCGAAGATGCCTTGTTTCGCTTTGAACTTGTCACTCACAGTGCTCAGCACACCTTTGGCGGCGGCGGCCACGTCAGCCCTTAGTTTTGCTATGCCATCCGGGCCTACAATTGCAGCGTACAGCAACGGGACTGCCACGCTACTGGCCGCCAGAAGACTGACGCTGTCCAGCAGCGATGTTGCCATCGCCAGTGCGGCTAGCTTTAGAGCCCCAGAGTGTTTAAAGAACGCCTTGTTTGGATCCTCGTTCGGGTCTGTGCGCTTGAACCGAAAACCAGTCACCATTTCCAGCAGGCCAGCTTCGCCAGCGTCCATGACCTGGCCCTTGCCATTCTTCTTACCGGGCTTGCCGAAGATCAGGCTGCCAATCTGGTTCATGCCACCGCGTACGAGCAGTATGTATGCCAAGAAGGCTGCACTCATGGCCCCGATGGCGCTTGTGCTCTTGAAGAAGAAGTCCATCAGCGTCTGGAACGGGTGCGCCAGCGCCACCAGCTTCATCGTCAGAGGCCCTATAAATTCCTCAAGGAAGCCTTTCACAAACGGGACAGCTGCTGCTGACAGCGCTGCGAGCAAGTCTTTCAAGGCTTTGGCCACATGGGTGCCCATGGCGCTGACAGTGCTGCCGGCAAAGCCGCCGAACCACGCCGCAAACTCGGTCTTGATGCCGCCACCGGCGAACAGCGACGAAGCGAAGAAGTGTAACGCAGCGCCCTTCAATCTTGCATCGCCGAAGACCAGCATCATTCCAGAAATGATGGCTAGCCCGAAGTTACGACTCATCCGGTCTTTGAACGCCTCCATGTCGAACGATGCAAACGCCGTGCTGAGTTTCTTGAGCAGCGGCCCCGCATAGTTATTAGACGCAAGGCTCTTGTATGCGTCCGCGAACAAGCCCTTGATAGCATCGGCGAATACCTTCACCTTCTTTTCAGCTACCTTCAGACGTGAAGCGTGGTTGATCACGCCGTCAATCAGGTCGGGCCAGGTGGAATGGCCCACGACGGTGTCGTATACAGAGAAGAAGATGCCCTTTATACGCTCACCGAACGCTGCCACAACTGCTGCGGCTGCATCTAGACCCTTCTGCGCCACCACGATTATACGTGCAATCATGCGCAGAAACAATTCGAGCCCAGCCTGCACGGAGGCGGTGTACTTCGTAAGGGACAATTCGTCAAACAGCGTGGCTATGACGCCCCTGCCCTTTGCGACCCAGCGCTCCAGACTGGAAGTAACATCTATAGAGGACAGTAGGCCTGCAGCGATTGTGCGCAGTGGCGCGATTGCGGCCTTGAAGGCCAGCGCGGCACCAGCCACGATGTCTTCACTGCGAATCCCCTCGGTGAGGCCTGACCAGAATCCACGTACGAACCCGCGAATGAACAGCCCCAGTCTCTTCAACGCGTTGATGAACGCCGTGCTGAGGGCAAGCTCCAGATCGGCGGATGTGCGCGCACCGAATAGCGTGCGCAGCCCTTCCGACAGCGTACGCACGGCTCTGTTTATGACTGCGCCAACCGCGTAACCGACCCGGTAGCCAGTATCTTCGCTGAAGATATCTTGTAGCGTGGCGCGTACATCGCGCGTAAACTCGCCCTTACGCTTATTGTAGAATCGCGGGAACACTACGCTGGCGTATGCGTCTTCCACCCACTTGGCGGCCGACATTATGCCACGGTGCAGATCCCCGAACAGTCCTTTCGGACTAGTGTCGAGCTCAAAGAACTGCCGAATATTTAGGCGATATGGCCGGCCGCCTTTCAGACCGTGCCACACGCCACGCAAGGCAGCACGAGCGACTGGCAGGAGTTTGGCTATAGCCGCTTTAAGCTGGTCGCCTGCGCCGACGAATGCACCCTTGAAGCTGCTATCTATGGCCGGGCCTGTGCCCGCCGACAGAGAATCTTTTATACGACGCAGCAGTTTGCCGACTACGAACCCGACATCGAAGCCTTTCATCTCAGTCATGGCTTCGCCGATGCTGCCGAAGAATCCAGAGGCTACGCCTCGAAGCCAGCGGCCTGCTATTGAAAGGCCTTCAGCGATATTGCCGGCGATCTCCGACAGCAAGGGCTTGACATCGATGCGCTTTCCAGCAAGGGTCTCATCAACGCGTCTCAGCATGTCGCCAAGGCCCTTGCCAACAGCGCGTCCGCCGGCTTCAGACAGATCTACTGCGCTGAAAATGCCACGCCACATGCCAGTTACTACACCGCGCAGCGCATCCCCGACATGCAGAATAGCGCTTGTCAGCGTACTCAACAGCTTGCCAGCCAAGCTTTGCTCATCTACTGAGCCGCTGAGGACGGCTGTTGCCAGGAGCTTTACCTTACCAAGCGCGTAGATGATGCCTGCACTCAGCATCGCGCCCAAATCGGCGCCCTGCCTGAAGTTGAAGGTGGCAGCAGCGGATTTGGCGATGGCAGCGTACCATTGGCTTACAAAATTGTAGAATTTAACTGCGGCCGGTCCCAATGTCGGGAACAGTATATCAGTGTAGAGCATGCGGAAGACCTGCCGGTACGTCTCAAGGTGATGTGCTATCTGCACCATCGCACCCTTAGTCCGCACAGAAATCAGTGGCTGGTCAGCTACTCCAAGACTTACGCCAAGGTCTTGAGCGGCCTTGCCAGCGGCTTTCATCTGCAGCGTCATGTCCGTGATACGAGCGCCCCATTTGTCGGAACGTGCGCCTCTAGCTCGCACATCATTCAGTTCGCGAAGGTTATCCTTGAACTCAACGATGTTCTTGGAGCGGAATACGCTGACCCAACCACGGGCGATACGAGTGTCCGAGTACAGATGCCCGCTTAGGGATTCCAGTTGACCTTGCAATGAACGCAGACTGGGGGCGATCTTCCCGATGGACTTCGCGGCGATCACTGTGCCAAACTCTACGAACGAGTCGCGAGTAATCTGCATGGCGTCACGGACAGGACCGCGTATAACGAAGCCTAGACGGCTGAAGTTATTGATGGCAACGCGTACCGCCCGGCTGACCTCTTGCTTGGCAAGCGTAAGTTGATGAGCTGCCGCCGCTGCGGCTAGCAACTCTTTCTGCTGACGTGTAAACCCGCCGCCTTGGTAGTTTAGTTCAGGAACATCCTTGCCGGCCTTGCGAAGCGTCGCGAGCTGCTCTTCCAACGCCTTCTGGTCGAGCTCAGGGCTCATGAACTGGTCCTTGTCGCGATATGCGGCAAGCACCTCTTGTGCGCGTTTGACTTTGCGATAGGTGGCGATGGCTAAGTCGAGACTCTTGTCACCCCTAAAGTAAGCCTTTATGCCCCACTCAATGGGGGCCATCTTGTCGGCATCCCTGACGAAAGAGACCAGCTGCGCCCGCGCGGTGGCTATCGCTAGTGTCACGTTCTCTGTTGCGGAATCGAAAGCCGTGGCGACCGCGCCTAGCCTAGTGGCGACCCCGCGAGACGATTGCGTGAAATCCAGCAAGTCGCCAACAAAGAACTTAACGGCCGTCCGCATGCGGTTAATGCTCTGGCCGACAGTCATGCCGGTCTTAGCAAAATCCTTCTCGACAGCGTCGTGCATTTTCTCGAAGGCGTCAAGGAGCGTGTCAGCCGACAGACCGCCTTCTTCGGAGAACTTTCTAAGCTCGCCGGCAGTCATCTTAAACTGCTGTGCGAGAGGCTTCATAAGGTAGCCCATGCCTTCGGCTACCGAGTTGAATTCTTGGCCAGAGAAGCGGTTTGCCGCAATACCCTGGTTTAACTGCTGTATTGCCGCACGAGTGGTCTCGATTGGCTGGCCAGACATTGCGCCTGCCCGGTTGATCGTTGCAACAGCGCGCGCAATACGACTATAGGAAACGTTAGAGCTTTCGGCTGCTCGGGTCATCGTGACCATCATGTCGGCCGATGTGCCGAGTTCCGAACGGGTCATTTTGGCTAGCCGATACATATCGCGCTGCTTGACCACAGTGTCAGTGGTGCCGTCAGAGATCAGCGAGATGCGATTGGCTATTTGTGCGAATTCATCGCCCGTCTTCTGCAGGACGCTGGCGCCCTTCAGGGCCAGCAGCGCGGTTACAAGATATTTGACCTTGTCAGCAAAGCCGCCGGCTGCAGCGCTTGCACGGTTGAATCCGCGCTCTGTATTGGCAGTGAGGCTCTGGGTACGCTTGTCCAAGTTGGGAACTTGCTTCTGCAGCCCCAGAATCTGCTCTTGCATGCGCTTGACAGAGCCACCGTCAAACGCGTTAAAATTGGCCGATGCGCGAGCGGATGTACGCAGCGATTTCTCTAGGGCCTTCGAAAGATTCTCGACTTCGCGTGTCGCTTTTGGCGCACCACTGTCGACGTCGATTACGATGCCGCTCATCAGAAACCCCTCGATTAAAAACCCGCCTTTCAGCGGGTGTTACGGACTATAGTTCCGTTTGGATGGACCGCTCTGTCTTTCAAAACAGTAGCTTCCACAAAATGGGCAGACGCTTGCGGCGAATGGCCCTGGTTCAGATCATCGATATACTCCACATCATTGACAATTGAATTGCCAGACCGACGCCACCCATCGCGTGCCTTGCCTGTATCAACAGGCGTGGCGACTTTCAGGTCATCGATGAGTTGCGCGATCTTCTTAGCCACGCGTGGTTTTAAGAGCTCTGCAAACTCTTTCTTGATATCACCTTTCAGTCGCACACGCAGCATAACTAGCCTCGACGCTTCTCCAACAGGCCGATAGTCGCCTGCATTAATTTCAGCTGTTCAGCGAGGTTATCTTGGACATTGGCAGGGGCCTTGTGCATGCCTTCAGCCAAGCGCGCAGATCGCTCGCGCAGCTGTGACAGCTCATTGTCCAGTCGAAACTTCCAGTCGCCACCCTGCATGAGATGCAGCTGATAGCCCAGTAGGGGCCAGATCTTGTTGACAGCATCTGCACGCGCCATTTCGCGGCCCTTTTGTGCATCGAAATTGCTGGGGATCACAGGCCCCATGTTCACGCCATGTACGGCGTAGCCTCCCTTCAGAATCAGGGCGCAGTGAGTTATTTTCTGCAGAGGTCGAAGATCGGCATCGTCGGGCTTAGGCTCCTCGCGGCCATGATATTCTCCTGCCTCGATTGCACCCTGACGACCATGGAAGGCAGTGTAGAAGTGCTCGGAGACGATCAGATCTTCAATCTGTTGCGGTGTGACTTTGTTCACAATATTGCTCCATCAAGTCTTGGGCTATTCGCTGAATGGAATAGGCCTCAAATTCAGAACTAGGCGACTTCTCGCCCATGATATCCCGCGCCTGCTGCCAAATGTGGACAGCCTCATGGCACAGTAGTGCTGCTATTTGGACGCCAGACTGACGAGTTACTTTGAGGGTGACAACAGCCGAGTGACGGCCTGCAGCGTTCTCGAAGAACATCGTGCAGGCGTCCTTGTCGGAGTAGTCCTCTTTGCAGCCGAGTTCCCTGAGCCTTCGCTTGAAGACAGCGGGCGTGGCGGCTAAGCAGTATGCGATCGGTAGCGGACACGAGCCCGCAAGCCAGCTCATCGCAGGAAAGGCAGCGTGTCGCCGCCCTTAGCCTGCATAATAAAGTGATGCATGGCACTCCCACGTAGTCGAAGCTCATCACTTTTACGAAGCTCAGCAAGTGATGGAAATAGCCTCTCAGGTTTCTCCTTGACGCCTTGCGCGCTAAGCAGCATGGCTGTGCGTTGGTCTTCGCGCCAGCCAGCAGGGCGTCTCTCAAGGTAGTCGAACCAACCTTGCAGCTCTCGGAAGGGGATATCCTCCCGGAGCTCAGTGACGGTTTTGCCGAGAAGAAAAGCTACCTCGTACAGAGCCAGCTCTTCCGTCGACAATGTTACTTTCCCACGTCCATCACAACATCAGCGATCTTCTTCAGATCTTCCAGCAGGAAGCCGGACATCTCTTCGAGGGTCACTTCTTCCAAACCGGCAACTGCGGCTTGCAGTACAGGTTGGAACTGCGCCCGTGGGTTCGCTTCATCGCTCAGAAGCTTTACCTTCTCCTGCAGACCTTCAAGGGCGCCCAAGCTGAGCGACTTGACGGACACGGTCAGACCTTCATCCAGCTGGACTGGCTTGGTCTTCGTACGGGTGAGGGCGGCGATGATTTGTTGTGCGGTGTTGCTCATAACTTTACTCATGATTTGATTTGAGATTTCTCAAGCACCAATTGTCGGCGCTTGTCATAGAGGGCCTGGATGGTCAGAAAGATTTCAACAGAGGTCTCGTCAGAAATCCCAGGCTCGATGGAACGAGCAAGGGTCTTGACGAGAGATTTTTCCACTGCTGCCAATTGGTTATCAATCGTGACCCCCAGCACATAACTTTTGGTAAAGGGCCGGGGGTTCATGATTAGGTCTGCGTGAATGCGCCGAAGAAACGCGACTGCAGGGTGATCGTCACGGTAGCCGTGTTCGAGTCGGTCAGGTTCGGGGTCACCTGTTGGGCTTCGAGCTTGCCCAAGAAGAACCACTGCGAGTTCTCCACAGTGCCAAGGCCGGCTGCAAGCGAAGCCAGCTTGGTGTCACCGGAGCCGGTCGGCTCGCTGTTGAGCAGCGCGAACCGGAACACGCGCGTCTTGCCGTCGCCGATCATGTTGCCCAGAAGCGTACCAGCAGCCCAGTCGGCAGGCACGTAGTTCAGCGTGATCTCCATCGAGTTCGGGTCAGCTTGACCCTGAATTTGCTTGGAGGTCGCTTGGCCGTAGTTCGGCACGTTGACCACGTTCGAGGGCGTGCCCAGCGGCGGGAACTCTCGAACATTGGATAAGTCAATGAACGTGCCTGCAGCAGCTATACCGCCCTGGGGCTTGATCTCGGCTGCGAACAGTGCAGAGAAGTCCGTGTAGTTCTCGAGAGCCTGCAGCTGAGCCAAGGTCAGCGGCGTTGCGGGTGTAGCCACAGCCATACCCGAGAACATGCCGGCGCCAATAGAAGAAACATGAGTCATGGTTGGTTTCCAAAGTGCTTAAAGTTGATGGTATACTCGTAACGCGAGCAGGTCGCGTTGAATGCTCCACGAGGGGCCAGAGATGACCCGAATAATTGCGTGCCTTTATGGCTACGCCTGACCAGGAACTCGTCCAGGCTATCTGCAAACATGTGGGCAGTGGCGGGACCGCTACCCGCAGCAGTTATGATGTCAACGACAATGATGCCAGAGACACTGCCATAATTAGCGCCGGCGCCATTGGGTATGAAAAACACTATGCCGTGCGGCAGAGGCGGATTTGCGGGGACCACGCCGTTAGGCCATACGTCTAATCCAGAGGATGCGAATAGCTCTGATAAGGCCCTGAATGCTTCACTGAATTTCATAGACCTCCACCAGAGTGACAAACCTGTACGACACCTGCGGAGTCCCGCAGCGATACTGCTTCGAGCCCACCTTCAGAACGGCAAAATGGTCTGCCGGGATATCTGTTTTGATGATGGCCCAATGCTGCTGCGTACCGTCACGCGCGCTCTTCAGCTTCTCGTCAACCAAGACGACCTCGACAGGAATTACGCGAGGAGACTGCGTAGGCTCTGCGGCATTCCAGTCGAAACCCTCGGTGTTTTGCAGCTGAAGCTCGCCAGCCTCCACATAATCGCCAAGGGCGCGAAACGCTTGCCAGACAGCTCGTCGTACAACAGCTCTCAATTCGCCCTCCACCAGTGTCGTGAAGTGTTTAGCACGAGCGGGGCGAGTAGTTTGTGAGCTATCTCGCTTGTCGCGGATGGCGCCTCAACCCCCTTGACCACGATCGGTCCCACTTGAACTTCACGTACGCCGCCAGATGAATCCAGCACACCATCATTGTTCAGATAATGATATGCTAGCTCCAGCTGTGCATGCTTAACGCGCTTGGGCACGCCAGATAGCTCTGTCGCGTAACCCAAGCGGGGTTCGAAGTAAGTCCCGACGCGTGGCCATGCCAGGGGCTGCTGCGGGTCTGCGATATGCCCGACCCAGTTGTATTGCTCCAGTGCCTGGGCAGCAGTCACCAGAGCAGCTTTCTTCTGTGTGGCTGTGGCGCTGGTCCAAGCAGCTACATCCAGACGAGTGCCGAAGTAAGCCTCGGCCTCGGCCAAGCTCACATAGGTGTCTACTGCGAAGTTCATGATCAGCCGTGGAAGATGGGCAGGATGCCCAGGGACAGTGCTGAAGAGGTCTTGCGATCCCACACACCCTTAAGAGTGGCGGGGTTTGTGGCGCTAGCCAGATCCACGAGAGTCGAACCTTGGCGAACCTTCATGTAGTCGGCATCAGCCGGGAAAGCTTCCTCGCTGCCAGCCCAGCTGTAGCCCGCAGGGTGAGCCACGTAGCCCCAACGATACCAGAGATCCTTGTGGCCGAAACCGTGGTAGGAGCCAGCATTCTCATCGATACCGACAGGGGCTTCCAGCGTCAGACTCTTGTGAGCGACAGAGCCTGGCAGGATCAGGAAAGAGATCTTGGTACCAGCAATGTCCACACCACCACCGCCATTGATCACACCCATTTCAGTAGGCGTCAGCGATTGGTTAGCCCGCGACTTGATCAGGCGGAACTTGCCCTGGAACAGTGTCTCCAGCTCGAGATTGCCATCCTGGACACGATCGGCGTCGATCAGATTGGCAGAGCGCAGGGAGGCCAGCATGGCCGGGTTGGCGATAAGGTAGGCAAAGGAAGGCTCATAGTCCTTGTAGCCCATGCCAAGAGCGTTCACCAGAGAGTCCGCTCGTGCAGCACCTTGGCTAGACGCACTAGCAGCGCCGACCATTTTGTTCGTACCCAGGTCCACATAGAAGCCATAGCGGTCATTCTCAGGGTCATTGTCGAAGGTCTGACCGCCCAGGCCAGCGGAACCAGAGGCATTGCCTGCGCCAACAAGCGCCTCAGTGATCGCGATGCCTTTCAGCACAGCCAGGATGGCGTTGTGCTCGTCCTGCGTGCGGATCTCGGTTTGATCACGCATAAACTTAGCGAGACCGTCTTTCTGAGTCAAGGCAGAGGCCAGACGCTTGACCTGAGAGCCGACAGCACGCGTAGTCTTCACGTACTTCAGCATCTCCTGGCCGCCAGAGCTCAGGGCGCCGGCTGTAGGATCAGTGACAGAGCCGACGTTGATGTTGGCCTGGATCGGCTGTTCCCAGCGCAGTTGACCAACGTAGGTCTCAGTGTCAGTGTTGATGGTCGAGTTCGAGGACACGATGCCAGTGCCAGAAAGTTTCTTGGCAGCCGTGTAAGCCTCATCACCCAGGTCAGTAAGAGCAGATTGCAGGACGTAGCGGTCTACGCCAGGCATTCCAGTAATTGCAGTCATTTAGAGTACCGTTTCAGAATTTCCTCATTGGACGACTCCAAGAGGGATTTTGTGGTGTCTGGAGCTTTACCACCTGTAGCGCCAGCGCCAGTAGAGACAGCAGGCTTGAGCAGGAAGGAATGCTCTTCAGACTCGAGTGTGGCTTTCACCAGATCGGTAACCGGCTTACCGTCCTTGGCAGTCCATGCACCTTCGGCATTCTGCTGGATACCTTTCAGAATCAGTTCGCGGGCAATTTCGCCAGCAGAAGCTGTACGGAAAGTGTAGCCTGCCAAAGCAGCAGAGACAACCTTGTCACGAGCAAGGTCACGGTTTGCATTTTCCAAGGCTTCGATTCGTGCCAAAGCAGCAGAGGCATTGCCTTCGCCAGCAGTGCGGCCTTCTTCACGAGCACGAAGCAGGGCAGCGTCTTGGTCGCGTTTGGCGGCGGCCAGGGCTTCCTCTGCAGCGCGCTTTGCTGTGTTTGCAGCATCGCGTTGCTCAAAAGCGCCATCGAGCTTGCCCTTCAGATCTTGCAATTTCAGGGCAACTTGGCGGTCGATTTCGGCTTGGATTTCAGGTGTAATTTCCACGGTTAGTTTCCTTGTGTACAACACTTGGCAGGCACCTAGTCACAGTAAGGTGCCCTTGGGTATAAGGGAAGTTTGGGGAGAGGAGGGGTTTTCTGTTACCTATATGGTTACATATGAGGGCCCTTACAGGGAATAATAGAAAGTTTTCTTTCTCCCTTCCTACCTTATTCACATAAGAGTCAGAAAGGTGCTCACGCACAGGGCCCCACCCCCTCAGTCCCCCTCCCCATGTAATTTGGGTTAAAATAACGGTCTGCCTCCAACGTTTGTGCAGTACCCCTGACAATTGGCGGCGGTTGCCAATCGCCAAGGGCTGCTTGCGGCACCTATTCAGCCCACACCGTACCAGTAACGATTCTTGCGAAAGTCCTCGGGTACAGGGGCTAAGATGTCTTCAACCTGGAGCAAGTCCTCCTTGCGCAGAAGTTTTCCGCCGATTCGTGACTTACCCGGTACCGGGATTAGTCCGAGCTCAATAGCTTCCTCTCTGTAACGGTCGTAGATCTCCTTTGGCAAGCCTCTGGCACGCATCTCGGCCAGTGTAGCTTCAATAACGTTGTTCTTCATTGTGTTCGCATAAATGCCACGCAAGGCATTACGCGCTCGCAGCATCTCAACTGCCGATGTGAAGAAGGCGTCATGAACAGTGCTGGTGGGAACGTTATTGTCACGACCCCATAAGTGAAAGCGCTTGACAATCACTGCATCATTACTGTGGTTCATATTTACGCCGTATGCCGTGCGCGCTTGCGTCGCATCAGCAATGTCGTTCATCTTACCATCTGCGCTGATAATCTGCTCCCACCAGGTGGCTTCTGTGCGTTGCGGAATCTGCAGGATGTTGTTCACCCACAGCCCGTTCTTGTCCTTGTAGGATAGACGTTCTTCGAAAGTTTGGGTGAAGTTTTGCTCAATCACCTTTCCGTCGAAGTTTACAGAGGGTACGTTAGTCCAGCGTTTCGGCAGTTTGTTTGCGTGGAAAAGGTCAATCTGAAACAATGTTTTCAGCTGCGCGATCTCAACCTTCATGTACTTAGCGCCAGTCCGCCGCGTCTCAGACTCGGACACACCATCGATGATCTCGCGCAATGTGCCATCGGGGTGCCAGAACCCAAACCGCTTAAAGGCTTCTTCTGTCAACGTAGTACCGGGCTTCACGCCGATCTGTTTGGCGAGTATGTCAGGGATTCGATAACCCTTCTGGCGACTGCCGAAGGCATAGAATCGAGCGATCTTTTGCCAGTCAAAATCAGCATTCTTAGGCTTTGCTGTCTGCAGATACTCAGAGGCGAGGCGCCCGAAGTACCTTGTGAACACTTTCAGAATAGGCACCTCATTGGCGAGATGCTCTGACATGATATTAGCAATCGCCTTGAAGTCCTGCGGGGTCACGACCTTGTCGTAGCTGCGTGTCATGCGCTCGACCAAATCCCTAGTGTCAGGCTGCAGAAACCACAACTGTGCCATGATCTCATCGCCAGGGTCCAGCCCTTTATCAAATATGTCCTTGACTTGTTTACGCAAGCGGGTCAGATCGGCAGCAGTCTCCGGATCGAAACGCTGGTACTTTGCGGCCTGCGCGCTGATCTCGCTCAGAACACTGTCACGGTCAGCTGCCTTGACCACCAAGGTGCCCGTGTCCTTGCCAAGGGCCTTGCCCAGTTTGCCTTCAACGTTTAGGATACCTGTTCGTTCTCCTGCCCCGTAGAATGTTCAAATGTAGGAGTAACCAGGACGACCCTGACGGATCCTCTTGGATATTGTGGAGTGGTTTATGCCGAGTATTCGTCCAGCTTCACGCACAGACTCGAAGTTACCTTCGGGCGTGCGGACACCTTTACGAAGATGATGTGCATTCCTGCCATCAGCGATATCGCCTTGCACGATCTGATCCACCCAGTAGTAGCCACGATGCAACATACTACTGCTGCCAGCCTTCTTAGAAATAATGGCTTTGCTAACCTTATGAGCTGCAGCGGCTGCTGCTACTGTCGGGAAAGTCCCTAACGGTGTAACGACTGCGCGAGCTAGCATTGAATTATCGCCACTCACAGCGGCCTTGGCGAGCTCATACATTTTAGGCGAGAGTCGTATGCCATCTCGCGAGCACATCGTAGCATACGCAATCTTCAGAGGCCTCACCTCTGGGTAAGCTTTCATCAGAAGCCAATGCGCCAGCAAATGGCAGCGGGGCGACAGATAGATTAGATTGTCATAGACGTCTTTGCCGCCCATGCATCTGGGCACTATGTGGTGACGCTCCGCATAGCACAGCGGCTTGTCGACACTACCGTGGCGCTCTAGTAGGCTGAAATAATGCTCTTCGTAATTCACAATTAAAACTCCTTCCGGGATCGCTCCCGTGATTAGACTATATGTTACGTCGACACCCATTGCGGGATTGTACGTCAGCGCGCTTCGGCTTTCGCCTACAGACTTCATCATCTGTTCTAGATGGTATGTCTTAGTCGTTGCACCTTCCGGGTATCCCTACCACGGCTTGGCTCAGTGTTACCTCTGAGAGGTTCCTCTGAATTCACGCTGTTTAGACAAGGCAACATTTTACCATGTTCTGGGCTTTCGCTGCTTTACGCAGATCTTTCTCAGTCAGACCCAGCTTCTCGTTCAGCTTTTTGAAACGAGGGTCGTCAAAGGTCCTTGCGGCGATCTCATCGTAAAGACGCTTCTTTTGATCAGTCGGTATGACATTGCTAAGCTCTGCAAGCTGCTTGTTGCGAGTTGTCAAGGCAATGATCTGCGCGCCAGATGAAGACGCGTCCTGCTCCAGCGCCAACGCAGTTTTGTAGCCGCTTAGACGCTCGAGCTTGCGATAGTCGCCGCCCAGGAAATTGTCCAATTTTGCCTGCTCCATGGCAAAACGGTAGAACTTCCCAATATCCTCGCCATCAATCTCCTGCACCATTGGGCGGTCCAGAATGGCCCTAATGTCGCCAGGTTTTCCACGAAGCATGTGGTTCCCAAGCTTGACCATCTCCGGCCGCCAACGCTCTGCAATCGCTTGTCTGCCAACAACAGTGAGCGAGTTGTGGCGCCCCTCTAGAGTATCACTGAGACCGCCTACGAAGCTGCCTATCTGGTCTTGCAGGTTGAGATAAGCTTCTTTCGAGAAATTGTATTCACGTTCGGTGTTCAGGAATGGACGAAATGTTTCACCAGACTGAGGAGAAATCATGCCACGATCGTAGATGCGCGCACGGTGATCTATGAACGGGTGATTGGAGAAGGCCCTGTCCTTGAGCCACTCCATGGACTTGAAGCGCTCATAGGAGTCCCCGCGAGACGCAATGAACTTTCTGTACTCGTTTATCTCATTGTAGTGCTTGGCCTTGCCCTTGTCGTCTTCGAAAAACAATAACTTTCTGGCGAATTCGTGATAGTCGTGGTCCACGCGGTATTTCGCGCCGCCGGCCCAATTCAGGGCATCTGCCATATCCTTGTCAATGAACTCTGCGGGGAAGTCACCGAATGAGGAAGTGGAAGTGATTGGTATCCGTGTGTCGTACTGCCCCAGCGGCGTGCGCATGAAGTAGGTCTTGTAGCCCTCACGAACGTACAACCGGTTTTCTTCAGTGGTGACGCCGAGTCGCAAGCCGAGGTCCACGCTACGAGACAGTCGAGCATACTTTTGGATGCGTTTGTCCGTGATGCGAATGTTCCACGCCTGTGTGTCCACATATGGACCAAAGTAGTTGCCACTCATTCGAGAGCGCATGCGCCGCTTCTGTACACCGAAAGTCTCTAGCTCATAGAACTTCTTGGCGCCAGGTGCATCGAGTATCTTGCGCCCGAGCTCGTGCCACTTGTAACGATCGCCGTTTATGTTCGCTTGCGTGTACAGGTCGCGACCTAATTGCGTAGCTAGACCGTCCAGGTCCGGGCTATCGGCCAGGGCCAGACGATTCGCCATTCTCAGATAAAACTGCTGCAGTTTGCGATCGTTTAGGCGCGCCCAAATCACAGGGTTAGACACAGCAATCTGGCGGTCAAACACAGTGCGTAACTCCGAAGCTATCTTCGGGGCTACGCGATCTTCCCATTTATTTTTCGCAATTATGTTGTCGCGGAAAGTGTCATGCAATTCTTGCAGTTGTGTGCCGCCCAGGACAGGATCGATGTAATTTGCTTCCTTCAACTTACGGACGACATTGGTGTTGGCGCGGAGCTGCGTCTCCATAGCATCGGAGAAATTCATCACGTCGAATTTCATCTGCGCATTTGACACGGCCTTGAAGTTGCCCCAAGCTTCGGGTTTTTCACGATAACGCGTGAACAGGGTGCGCAAATTGTTGACCACGACGGCGCGCTGGTTGATAGACATCCTGCCATCCAAATCCGCATCAACCGCCTTGATAAAATCGATGTCCTTCTGCTTGAGACCCTCCAGCAGTCGCAGGGCATTCTCGTGGATACGCGGCGCAGGCTGATACATCCGCGAATCTTCATAGCGCCCTGTAGCTGGATTGAAGACAACTTGATCGTCTCTAGGCGGCGAATCCAGAACGCGGCGCTTATTGGCCTTCTTCACATGCACCTGGATGCCACGATAGTTGGTCGTGGAGAGTATGCCCTCTAGCTCACCAGCCTGCAACATGTAGTACTCTACAAGATTCTTGCGAATCTCAGGCGTAAAGTCATCAGGGGTCGCAACAGGTATGTGCAATTCATCCAGGCGCTGCTTCGCCGCTGCAAACTTCAGGGTATCGCCGTCAGCTGTATAACCGCTTTGAGACATTGCGCGCAGCTCTCTGATATTGATTGCGCGGCCTTGCTCGTCAGTAAATCCCTCCAGTGGAAGGGCGCCTTTGTTGAATAGCGAGACCCTAGCATCGGAACCCAAGTGCTTCCGTTGTATTGCCAGCGGCTGTCTGAACAGCCAATCAGAGTAGCTTTCTCGCTGCGGCGTCAAGCCGTCATAGTAGGCACGGTCGGCTGCGGACAACTTCTCAAGGTTCCTGCGGCGAACTTCAGCCACATTCTCCATTGACGCAAAATCAGCCCAGGCCTTTGGCACAGGCGTGGTCTTGGATCGGCAGCGGTAGTGCGCTGGCGGTAGCATGTCCGTATCTTCCAGGTCGTAGATCTTGCCATCGCGTGCTGCGCAGATGTGCGTGGTTTTGGAATCCAACACAGCTACATACTGCCAGCCGCGTAACGCCTGCTTATTGGCCCGGTAGACCTCGCGGTCTGCCTGTGCAACGACAGAGGTCATTGCTGTGATAGTGATAGCCTGGCTCTGTGCGCGACCCAGCTTAGCTAGACGGCGCACTTCGAGCGCTATCTGCTGCTCAGTCAAGCCCGTGGCCATGCCTTGTCGGATTACCTGGGAAATTCGTTGGCGGTCGTATTGTGAAAGGTCGCCCCATACCTGGGCCAGCGTCTTCTCATTAAAAATGGGCCTATCCAGCACGAGTTCTTCAGCTACTATTCGTGGGCGTTGAGTGCGCCAGATAGACCCTAAAACAGAGTCGAGACTCTGGAACGAGAAGGAGATTTGATCCTTTGCCAGTGCGAGGAGGCTCTTCTTTGTGGTGCGCAGACCGTCTAGCGCAAAGACCTTAGCCTCCTCGTCAAGCATTTCTTTCACATGTCGGCCCCCAACAATTATCCCTGAGACTCGCGACAGGTGCGAGTCAGTAACCTCGCCAACTTCATTTAGTAGCTTACGTTCATGCAGACGAAGCATTGCGGCTCGGTCCACATTTCTGTCAAGGATATCGGTATTGGCATTCATTCGTCTAGCGGCGGTATTGCCGTCTTAACACGAATTCGACTCAGACCTTCGGCATCGTCGTATCCGTCGGGCAAGAAATTGTTCTCGCGAAGCATAGTCACCCATACATCACGCGGGATATGACCATTCTCATACCATTCGGTTACCAGTCGGAGCGCATTAGCGTCACGATCAGAGGACAGGTAATCCGCAGATAAGCTGAACTTGACGTCCTCTAGTGCGGGCTCCTTGCCTGTATACCAGTGTACCATGCAGCGTATTACTTGTCGCCAAGTGCTGCTGACGCTCCCATTCAAAGCACCCAACTGGGCTGTTTGTGAAGCGTTTCTGATCTCCAAGGCGACGCCGGATTGCGCAGTCTCTGGTGACAGCATGCGTACACCTAGCCGGGCCATCTCCAGAAGACCGTTACTTATGGCTGTTTCGTAATCACGCAGCGCCTCAGTGGGTGTTTTGAGGCTGTCAATTTTGGAATCCGAGGGTAGTTTTATCCAAGTCCCAAGGCCGCCTCCGACCACTTTGTCGAATTCAGTGTCCGACAAGTCTGATATAATCACCGGCGTGAACGTACTGGCATTGTACAGCAGATGGTTGCGTCGGGTCATCTTGTTGTACAGCCCGATCTCTTTCTGAATCAGCGGCATAAGCGGCGGCAAAGACAGCTCTGTCTTACCGCTCAAGGGCCAAGCGGGTATGTAGCGTAGAGGCTCGCCTTTGACTAAGACAGGCACTTCCCCTGCAAATTCGAACCCAGAGGTTTCGGATGCAGGTTCTACCCGGCCTGCTGATGTAGGCAGTGTGTCCATGGCTGCACCAACCCACCTCCCCACCGCATAGTTACCTTCCGCGTTTAGATAGTGGTGCCACAGGACTTGTCGTACAGTTGGGTGAACATTGCCGATGGCATATGTGCTTTCCCAAGATCTGATCAGAACAAAGGTTAGCTGGCGCCGGCCGCGTGCATCTGACGTGTAGTTCCAATTGATGACCTCTTCAGCCTGTCTGATCACTGGATAAGGGCGGATAGCGCGCCGCTCCTCCTCAGAAAGTGCGTCTAGCTGCGCGGCGTCCACGGCAGGGTGCTCAACGAATACCCAGGCACGGCCTGTGGCCAGCTCTTCCTGCAGCACATCAGAAAGTGTCGCCTCAATCGGAAGACCGTCCTGGCCAAACTCATCTAGAATCCAATTTTGATGCTCACTGTCGCTGAGCTCCAACGTAGGTCGCTTGCGCAGCAGTGACTCTACCAGTATCTTGGCAAAGCTCGCTGTAACGCAAGGCAGTTCAGCCTCCAGCTTGAGAAAGGCGTACTGCGCCTCAGACATGCTGTACGAGAAAGGCACTAGCAAGTTGCGGCCACGGCGACGCACGGTCGAATCATAATCCAATGCAGTCTCGAGGCCGCCCAGGATTGCTCGCGACCTGGCCCACTGATCCTCCATCGAGACCCACTCAGGTCTCGGTGTGCCTATGGTCTTATTGGCGGTTACGAGCATTGAAGTCCTCTACAGAACCTTCCCAGATGAAATTGCCTGTACGTGCGCACAACCCTTTCGGTGACGGGGTTAGCGCCCACTCGCAAGGCGCTACGCGAGGCCACGCTGGTTGGCTGTCTTCCGGCGGGGGTTCAGGATTCACCGGGGATTGATCGTCTACCGCAGGTACATTCAGCATCTCTTCTCTCCATATCAAAAGTTAGTCGGTTTAGTGCCATCTGGCACTTGTGATGGTCGCGATCACGCTGCTCTAGATTGCTCCGGAGAGTTGCGTTTTCGGCCAGGAGCGCACGATGCTCCTTACGCGCCGCCTCAACTGCAACAGCAAGTCTCTCGACCTCTTGTCGCAGTAGCGTAATTATGCTGTCGGTGGCGGCATCGTGCCGTATAACACTGCGGGCTTTGCGAACACCCGCTGCAACCGCCACTGCAGCGGCTGCGATAGTTGCAGCGAGTTCAGTGTTCATTTCAATACCATTGGTCCAAAGAGGGCCCATGTTATCACCAGAGCTACTGGAGCTACCAGCACACGCGGTGCGACATCTCCCAGCCACATGAGCGCGCCTAGCGCCATTATGCCGCCGATAACCCAGTAAGCTGTTGTAATTCCGACTAAAGTCTGCAACCCCAGTACAAAACCTATCGAATCAGCATCGATCTTCATGAGAATAGCCCCTTTAGTGACTCGGGAATCGTGTCCGAAACTCGCATTTCACGAATCTCGAAACCATCCCATACGAGCGGCTTCACCATGACGGTGACAGAACCGACCTGCTGCGAGAAGGTGCCCAGCAGCGAGCCGTTTCTGTACACACGATAGTCCACTTGACCAGGCGCATTGGCTATGTAAGAGCCGTCCTCCCACATGTGAAAGCCCGAAGGCTTTGCTGTGATCTCAGCACGATACACGTCACCAGGTGCGTTAGCTTCGGCTGGCCCTGCCAGTACACTAGGCTGACGCCCTGGTAAGGTGGATATCTGTGCTGCTGTAACGCCGACGGCATATTGCCCTACGACGATAGCCCCCGCTATTAGCGGGGCAGAATCCACTCGAACTGTCATGTTGCAACTACCTTTCCAAGCCCTTCCGAGCCGTCAGCAAACACGATAATTGCGCGGTACGTCGTCCCTGCTGTGAGCGCTGCGTCCGACACAGTCAGCATGCCTGCGCCATTAGTGGAGACGCCCGTCTTCGTAACAACAGCCGAACCGACGATAACGTGGACGGTTACACCGCTAACCGAGGCATGCACAGTCGCCGTATTGTTCACCAGCGGACCAAGTGTCAAGGAAGCTATGGCTGTAGTACTGAACTGAGCCGAGCGCACAACAGCAGAGTCCCCGGCGGCGCTGTGCAGATAATGCACATAATACTGGGTGCCGGCTGTAAGCCCTGTAATAGACACGTTCTGCAAACCGACAGCTGTCACAGCTTGACTAGCGGCTGCCTTCACTTCTGCGGCGGTTGCAGCGGCATTGCCGTTCACAAGCCAGTACAGGGTGCCGCTTGCGACGGTGGTCTGCACCGAGCCTGTCGCGGTAGTCTGCCCGGTTGCCGAAGCGGTTGGGGACGACAATACTGGGGCTGCGACAGCATCCGTAGTCACCGACAGGGACAGCGTCGCGCTGGTGCCTCCAGGGCCGACTGCACGTACTTGCACAGTATATGCAGTGCTGGCTGTAAGGCCTGTGAAGCTGTGCGAGTTAGTGTCGGACACCCATGCTCCGCCAATGCTCCACTCGTACCCCGTGACACTACCGCTAGCAGAAGGGCAGCTGGCAGTTATGCTAGCGGCCGTCTTGTTGCTGACAGTGATCGTACCTGTCAATACCGGGGCCGCTTCCGCGTCTGTAGTCACAGCAAGGCTCAGCACACCGCTCTTGTTACCAGCCGCGTCCGACGCACGAGCGCGGATCTGGTATTGCGTGTCGGCGGTCAGTCCTGTGAAGTTGTGCGTGGTCGTACCAGTAACCCAAGAAGTGCCACCGTTACTGCTCCACTCGTAGTAGGCAACACCGACATTATCTGTCGCTGCAGTACAGCTGACATTGATGCTGGTCGAGGTCTTGCTGTTTACAGTGATGGTCCCAGAAAGCACTGGCGATTCTGTGTCACCGCCTCCGGCTTGGTCATACAGATTGACTGTAATAGGCTCCGCAGTTGCGACGCCATTCACATACGGCTGTATAACCAGGACAGCAGGTGAGGGGCCGACATAGCTGAATGCGCCCATGGGCGATGCAGAGAACGTGCCACCAGGGGGTGTAGGCCCACTGATAACTTCGTAGTTCAACCAATCGCCCGCCGCTACGGTTCCCGCCAAATCGTACAGAAGCCCTTTCGGGTTTCCGTCTTGCGGGCCAGTTGTCAGCAAGATGCTGTTGGCCGTGGCGCCGCTGCCGTAGGTGGACGCGATTACTGACAGTACCGCCGAATAATTATTTACGGCATCTCGTGCGCGCCATTCAATAGTTGCTGCAGCGCCTACAGGCAACCCAGTGAAGGCGTGTGTGCGAGACATTGCCTTGTCTACCCAGGTATTGCCATTGACCCGTACCTCATAGCCGGCAACGGCCACATTATCTGTAGCTTCAGGGCACGTAGTCGTAATGCTGCTGGTGCTGCGCGAGTCAACAGTAATCGTGCCTGTGAGTGTCGGTGCTGTGTCGTCTAGGGCCGGGAGGGGCTCAGCTTTGAAAGAGCGGATTATGTCATTCAGGGCAGGCACCGAATTGTTTGCTGGAACCAGGTTTACGTAGGTGTACGTTTCTGGTATGGCCCCGGTAAACGATATTGTCTGTTGCAGCGCGCCATTCAGATAATATTTGCAAGTTTTCAGCTGGGAGTCAAACTCCAAACGAACCGTATCTCCAGCCTGCGGTTTTACTGTAAGTGAGCCCATTCCAGTCCCACTATCAGCCATAAGAAGTGTGCTGGCATTAGAATAGTAGAATCCTATCCCTGCCGCTCCAGCTGTCCCTGCAGCAACATTGATGCGTAAACCCAAGACCGCCGAGAAGTCTGCACCGACCACAAACTCAACGCTTTTACGCACAGAGCCTGTGTCAAATTGAATGCCTCGCCTGTTCGCGCCTGCATCACAAGACAGGCTACCACTACCATTATGGTAAAATTTTGTGTCGGTGCCGTAGCCAAAAATAGACCAGGAGGGGTTTGCTACGTGAGCAGCTACACCTGCCGCCCCGTTGAAATCATCAATAATTGAAGGCACTTATACTCTCCTTTGAAACGCCCACTTATGGCGCTCATTGTTTGCAGGCACATCTAGCTCCGGCGTGATTGCCGAGAAGACATCATACGCTGGGGCCGCAAAGAGCACCCCTTCATTTGCACAGAGCGCTGCTGAAGCTCTGTAAGAAGCGGCGTAATCCCCGCCAGGGTTCAGGGCGCCCCATGAACACACATTGCCGAAATCTGCGCCACCCACGTTCTGAGCTGCTTGCGCCCAGGTGGTCGGTTGCCCGAGTACGGCGTAATATTTCGACTGCCATTGCGGGCAATAGCCATCTTCCGTGTGCAGTGCCTGTCCAAAATGGAACTCCGCCATTTTATCCATCATGCCGCGGACATTTTCGCCATTTTGCAACATCCAGGCGAACGTTGCCAACACATAGTCCACATGCCAGCAATCATAGGCGTAGTCGGGCAAGCGCACATGTGCATAACTGAACCCTGTGAACCATCTGACGCCTACCTGTTGATCCATAAAGGTTAGATTAGCATCCAACTGGTTTCTATAGTATGCCTTTCGAGGATGCCAGTCAGGTAGTGCAATAACAGCCTGCATGACAGTCCGTGTGGGCCATGCCGTCTGCCGGAGACCTCCGCCCTCAATCAACAGCCGCCCGATGCCCACTGCGGGCCTGTAGCCTGGATTGTCCATGGCGAGGTTCCAAGATGCCCAGAACATCAGCTCATCAAGGTAAAAGGCATCTCCCGTAATCAGGTACGGGACGTAGTGCGCCGAAGGCTGGTGAGCTTTATCTTCGATGATGGGCAGCTTATCGCTGAAAGTAGGCACATTTATATTGACGCCGCTTACGGCTATACTCGGCCTAGTATCCAGGCCTACTGGCCACCCAGACGCTTCGTCCCGGCAGTGCACAGGGAACACCCCGAGATTGTCTGAGGCCATCAACATGATGTTCCGAGCCCGATCATCCTGCGACAGTAAATATTGGGTGTCGAAACCCGAGATGAGCCCTATGTCCGTCCGTCCGCCGGTGTCTGGCATGGCTTGGTACGCCTGCCTCACAGCCATCGGCCCTCTATACGCCTGCGCCGCTATCTTGTTGCTCGCCGCGTTCACCATTCCTGTGATCTCGGCCTCGGGGACGGCATGTTCGGTGCGCAGAGGTGGTGTGGCGCTGGTAGACATGAAGTAATCTATGTCGCGCGTTACTCGAACCTGCGGCGCGTTTGCACCGAGCCACAGCTGCTTATGCCAACGAGAGCGCGGGTAGTGCCCGAATCTTGTTTGCGTAAAGACGCTGACTCCAGCCGCCTTTAGATTCAGACTGTAGTGCAGCGTTCGCGGGGAAGCCGCCATCAATCCAGTATTCTCCATCGTCAGGTCAACCCACTTGCGCCCGTCCGAGTACGCACGCACGTCAAAGATGGCTGTCAAGAAATCGTGCTCGACGTTAGACGCGTTCTTGAATTTCACCATTTGACGGAACTCTGACACAACAGGCCCGTGCAAGCGGCGCTTATGCTGCGGGATAGTGCCTGCATTGCTTTGCGCTACTTGTGAGGCCAGCTCATCCTGCATGGTAGCCGTCCAGAGGACTGGCGGCGCATAATTATGAATCGTGGTCTGTGTAACTGCGACAGCATTACTGCGGGTCACTGTGACCGTGAACGCCCCAAAATCGTCTGCAATTGGCTCAATAGCAAGCAAGTCGTTCGACCACTCCGCGCGAGCGCGATAGATGCCTCCTGCAGTGATCGCAGCGCCGACTGCGGTTATCATCTTATACTGGTCAAGCGTGGTGACACCCTGGCCGTCAGTGTAACCCATGGTGGCGTCCACAGTTATGACATACTCTGTGGTCACCCCGTTTGCCAAGAAAGTGAACGTGATTGTTTGCCCAAGGGTGTATGTGTTTACATGACCGATATTCACATGAGTGGTCTGCACACCAAAGATAGTGGCCTCTGCTACCAGGTCGAATGTCGGCGTGCTTAGAGTGCCAGTGTAAGCTGCCTTCTTATTGCCCGTCTGCAAGCGTACAGTCTTTGTCTGGTCTGCGGACAATGCGCCTGCCTCCAGAGATAGGACTGCGAACCGGACGCTTCCATCTTTGTGGGACGATATGCAATCCATCTGCATTGGTATTTCTGTGCCCGCCACCGAAGCGTGCAGATCGTTTTGCGCAAGATCGAAAGCTCCTGCGGGGAACGAGAAACCAAACGTCACAGGAGTGGTGACAAGGGCGCCTGAAGAGGTATTCGTCAGGTTGATGTTCGTGTCCACACCAACGGGGCCAGGAGGGGCTTCTTTCGGTCGCCCGCCGTAGAGCATTGTGCCTGGTGTTCCAGGATAATTCAAAGTAGTCATACTTCCTCTATTAATAATATGCGCGTTGCGCGTTGGCTGTGTCTGGGCACGAGGCCTATCCAGTTATTATGATCGACGGCGACCACTACGGCGCGAATTGATAAATCGGTCATATTGCCTGATCTGTGCATAGTGATTGGCCCCTCCAGCATTTATGTAGGCTAGGTAGGTAGTTTGGTCGGCATAACCCCGCCCTTCGCCATCTAGCTTAATGGCGGTAGTGTTTGCAAGATAGGCGCCTGCTGCGCTCCAGACCAATCCCCCTGTGGCGGTCGGCTTGCCCTTTAGATTGGTGCCCGCTGAAATCTTCTGTCGCTACTATCACTGCAATCTCCCGTCAGATCACTGAATTATCATGCCAGTCGCAGGATGCGCTCCGCTTTGAAGATGAGCGTGAAACTGTCTACAGCCAGACCGAGTTTCTGAACAAGTGCGCCTGCCGTGGTTGGTGGCGTGGACGAGAAGGTACCCGGTGATGTGCCTAGATATTGCACGCCAGCTGTGAGACCTGTAACCGCAGTGTTCACGCCGTCTCTGCAGAGCTTCGCAGTAGAACCCTGCGCGACCCCTTCTAGCACAAAGCCAACGGCTTCCACACCGATTGCGCTTGCCTTCACCACGAGTCCGTTCGCGATGCCGACAGGCTCTCCGGCCAGCAAAGTCTCGCCGGCGGGAAACTCAATATAATCCGGGCCAAACACGATGTTGCCTGGGCCTAGAATGGATACTCCATTGAGTCGCTTTATATTATCGCCAGAGACAAGCGTCTCCTGCTTACCGCTGTTCAGGTTGTTGAAATTGGCGTCCATTTCGGTATGCGTCAACGGGGCGCCCTTCCCTGCCCGCGTGACGATATCAACCATGGTCTAGCTCCACATTCCAAACAAAGCTGACTTCATCGCCAGCCGATTTGTTGTAAACAGGGAACACCGCGCGGCACCACATGTTGCCGCCTACGGCGCCTGTAAACAGGCCTGCCTCCGTAATTGTGGCAGCGCCAGGCGGAAAGGTAGCAGTGTACTGAACACCGTTAGGCAGTTGCACTGCGCTATCAATGGCAACTCGTATCAGCTCCGAATTAAGCGTTGTATTACCAGCGGCGGCAGACGCCGTGCCAGTACCAAGCGCCATGTGGGTGATCTTAGGGGCTGCATCGGAGACCATACGCGCGGCAATCCCATTGATGCCGGCACTGACTACAAGGTTCTTCACACGACGTACACCAGTCTTGTCGCGGATCGCAATATGGCCGCTTACTTTCAGTTTCTCAGAATTCATACAATGTTCCTGCGTAACCAGCCACTACGGCTGAGGGTTCAAAATAATCGGATGCCCAGGCGTGCACACTATCAGAGGCGATCGCTGAGTCATTCCATCGGCGTTTGATGTACAGCTTCAACGTATCCGTGGCTGCCGCTCCGTCTTTACGGGCTCTGATCAGGGATTTCTGCAATCTCTCAGTCGTGATCAGTCGCTCGCTTAATCGCCTAATCAGCTTGATACGAAGCTTATCGGAAGCCGCGATGCCGGAGCTGAAGCGTTCTTCTGGACCTCTCTGCAATACGTCAGAGATTTCAACTTTGTCAGTTACAAATTTAAAGGGCCCACTGCCCGGAATATCATGGATCAAGCCGAAGCCTGCCTTCAATTCCAGGTAATGGACCCCTGGGTTGCTATTGATCATAGTGTAGGGCTGTAAAGGTACTCAATCAGACCCCGCACCGGCTTCCATGTGCGAGGAAACCCGCCGCTGGTCTCAGACACAGCGACTTCAATGAAGCCATATACTGGCGAATTGACTGATGGCTGAATTTGCCAATCCATACTCAGCTCAGACGGCAGTCGCAAGTAGACTGTGCCTGCTGAAATCTCGTTCCAGATAGGCCCGTCTACGGGCACACTGCTATCAATCGGTGACGCTGATATCCTTCGCGTCAGATGTCGGCCCTCATGGACCACCAAATCGCCTACATCATAGGCTACGATTGGATTCCACGTGCCTCGATAATTAGGCTTACGTATTGTCAATGGCGTGCGAACACCGCCTGGTCTGATCGCTGACGGCGCCCGCTTCTGTGATGGAAGGTTGAAGCCCTCCACACAGACTGCATTGAGCACAAAACTGCCAGTATTCAGAACAATTGGGTACTCCAGTTGCTCGCCCTGTATGAGCGACAGCAGGATTGCGCCGTTGTCAGATATCAGATCCTGTCTCGGGTTCAGAAGTCGTGAACGCATTTCGGTAGGCCTCGAACATTAAAAATTGACGGATCGCATCACGCAGAGCCAGGTCTTGGCCGTGCCTGCGATTGAAGTTCTGTGTACAGATCGAGACGCCTACCCACGCTGTGCCTGTCTCTTTGTGAAGCAGATGCGCCACCGTGGTCTTTTGACCGAAACGATGATAGTCCACAGACAACTTACCAAGTAGATCCCGGCCTGCATCTGTTTCAGCCAAGCGTATTGCCAGCTCGTCTTTACGACAGATGACAACCTCGCCTGTCGTAAGCACCAGCCTCACGGCGTCGCCTTCGGTTTCTGTTTTGGTTACCAGTAGTTGCAGTAGATGTTGTAGCATATCAAAAGGTTGCAGAGCGAGTTGCACGAGCATTCGCTTGGATAGGGAACATATATTCTGTGAAATAGCGTACGCCGTCAGAAGGGTGCTCCCAACCGCCACGCTTATCAATAGTCGCAGTGTCAGGGTTGTTGTCCAACCAGACGGTACGCTCCATTGAAGCGATCAGATGTCGGCACTTCGGGTCAAAGAACATGCGCCTCTGACCTGCAGCACTCTCCAGCATACGGTTCACGCAGTTCACAGAATCGGCGATTGAAGGTGCAGCCTTTCGAGCCAGCACCTCGATACCTGCTGCTTGCAGTATTGTGAAATCGGTTCGCCCCACAGGGGACGAGGTCTTTCTAGCCTTGCCAGACGGGTCAGGGAACGCCAGAATCTTGTGTCCCTTGAACTTACCCGCGATGGCTGCAGCCAACTGCTCCGTATCAGGATGCCCTGAAATTTCATCTAGCCAATGCACCTCACCGCCTCTGATTGCGCAGAAGGATGTGTGCTGTTTGCCCACGTTAAAGTCAATCGCAGCATGGACAGTCTCACCTTCAGCGAAGTAGGGGAGCTTCTCAGTTGCATGCACCTTACGATCAAACATGTAGAACAAATTGGCGCCCGACTCCCGGAAGGAAGCTAGGTATTCAGAAGCAAACTTGATAGGATCGGTGTTTGCCTTAATCTTCTCAATCTCCTGCACATCCAGCAGAGGCGACTGGGTGTAGTCGAAGTGACTGTAAGCCCAGTCAGGGTCTACTTCATATGACATGCACAGATCATGAAAGTAGTTGTAACCCTTGGGCGTTGAGATGATTAGTGCGCGACCAGCAGAAGGGGCACCGTATTTGGCGGCCATCAGCGGTGACCACCGTGTGACGATGCAGGGCTTAATCACAGACTCCCAGGCGTCCTGGGGCGTGATGCCCTTGTAGCAGCTAGAGACCTCGTCCCACACAACAAAGTAGGCGCCTTTGCCACGCATCCGTTCCACAGATTCGTAGGACAGAAGGCGGATTTCAGTATTGTTCGGAAACTTGATTGTACCTGTTTGCTTGGAAGCATCCAGAGACCAGTCAGTGAGCCCGAACTGGTACATCATCATGGGGAAATAGATTTCCACAACCTGGTCAAAGGTCGGGGCAATCAGATAGACGTTCTTATTTGGCACCGTGGCCGGCAGCTGTTGCAGCTCCAATGCAGCTGCGCAAGCTGTAGTAGCAGCTAGGTGCGACTTGCCCCAGCCACGAGAGCAGTTCACAGTGTGGTACCGATGTGCGCGTTCTACGAACAGATCGATGAAAATGCCGCTTTGGCCGGGATGCAGTGTTATCATTGCTGCAGAATGATCTGGAACGGAATGGACGGTTTGTCAGAGACAACTTCCTGGTGCGCCTTCTTGTCAGAGTACTCAGCCAGTTGGCCAGCAATCTTACCTGACTCCGCAAGTGCTTGCATGTGCTGAGCAGGGTTATAAGCGCGGGCCTTTCCGTCGGAACGCAACAACACCCTTTGGCCGTCACGAATTTCTTTCTGGAGCTTGGCCTCAGAAGCCAGCTCACGATGCGTCTTCACAAGCTCTTCAATAGGATCAAAGCCTAGGTCCTGCAAGCGTTGGCGTGCAGGGGGACGGGAAGAGCGGGGAGGCATTATGTCTTTCATTATGGTACCCTTATATGGTCAATTAATTGTTTATCTTTCTTCCTACCTTCCTACCATTGTAACTTACAAGGAAAGTATCAGGCTCACGCCTAAGGCCCACCACCCCCAACCCCCTCCTCGCAAGATTTGGGTTAATGTAACGGTCTCGCATGATCCCGGAAGTTGTTGCGTTTTGGACCACGATTCCGGAAAAAAAAAAAAAGAGGGGGCCACCACCCTTTCGGGTGGCGGCGCGTTCAGCTTGCGATTTCTCGCAGCGATTTCTCTAGTTCGAACATAAACTCACCTCTCGGATGTGTTGATAAGTGACCCACTCGGGTCATTTGCGGAGCTCTTCTGAGAAGACCCTAAGGTCTGCCTCCTCCAAGTCCAGTAGAGGCACCCAGTAGGCATGCGCAGAGTATCCGCCGCCTTTGAGCGCTCTACGCACGAAAACTCCACTTATGAAGTATTCGATTGCCTTTGCCGTCAGCTTGTCACGCTTAAGGCCTGTTTTAAAACCTATGATGACACCATAACTAATCTGGATGCGCTTATCAAGGCGCTGCCAGTATGCCATGTGTGGATGCGGGCTTGTGGTCCGCACCTCGTTGACACGATATTTACCGGAAATCATCGCTAGCTATCAGCCAGATACCGGTAGCCACTAGGCCTGCGACCGTAATCGCGATCATCCACATCGCTACTGCTATCAGGAACCCGTCTTGGATGAACGTTGCCGTGAACATACAGCCTATTGTGGTTATGATCAACATTAGGCCCGCCTTCTGCCTTCGCTTCAGCCGCCTCAGCAGTAGTACCGGTAAGCTCGTCATGAATACGAACACGAATATCGCAATGATATCAAGCATAGAATTTCCTTCCAAGAAGTAGTGCCAGACACAATAGCGCTAGTGTACTCGGCTCTGGCACCTCATTTACCACAGGCATCTCAGGGTACATCGGCACACCAGGTATCAGTGCCTCAGATTGGACGTCGCCAGGTTGTATCGGTGCTTCAGACTGGGTGTCACCAGGTTGTATCGGTGCCGCAGGGTCGCGTACCATAAACTGACTCACGTTGCCGCAGGCCAGAAACTCGCCCAAATGGTATGTCCTGCCAGCGTACTGTATCTTGTACAACACAGCATACTCCATCTGAGTGTCAGTGCGGAACCTTGTGCGGGAATCACGACAGACAGCGCCGCGTCCGTTCTTCAGGTAAGTGGTGGTGAAGCGTGGGGCATACACTTGCCCACTGGAGAGCCCTATGCCAGTAGTATTCCCCATGGCCACAGCATCATCTGCCTTGCCACTGCGCATGCGCTGATGCGGCCGCTTGATCTGATACTGCTAGTCTCGA